TGTGCAGTGATTGCAATATCTCAAGCATCTGCTGATGCACATAATAGAAATAGTATTTCATTTGACCAGATGGAAAATTCTAAAACTGGTAAAGCTGCAGAGGCAGATTTAATTATTGGTATAGGTAGAAATGCTAATAGTGATTTAGAAAATAAGATAAGAACATTATGTATAAGTAAAAATAAAATTAATGGTTATCATGGGGAACCTGTGTGTACTATTAGGAGAGGTATAAGTAGGTACGAAGTATGATAACAACGGTAGACGTAGAGACATCTTGGCAAAGAAATGAGAATGGTGGGTATGACCCATCACCTTTTCATCCAGATAATATATTAGTTAGTGTAGGATTAAATTCTTATTTTGGTGATGAGTATTATTTTACAAACCATAGCGAGAGAATAGATAAAGGCTGTGCAGTTAAGATACAGGAAACTCTAGATAAGACAACTTTACTTGTAGGACATAATATTAAATTTGATTTGATGTGGTTGCTAGAGTCTGGATTTAAATATAATGGTAGAGTCTACGATACTATGTTAGGTGAGTACATATTAAACAGGGGTGTTAGAAAAAGTTTAACACTTGAGATGTGTTGCCGTAGAAGAAAGATAGGTTCCAAAGATAGCAGTGTAAAAGAATGGATGGACAGGGGCGTATCATTTGAAAACATACCAAAAGATATTGTAGAAGAATATGGTAAGATAGATGTACAGATAACTAGAAGATTATTTGATTCTCAAATGGCTGATCTTAAACTAGAAAAGAATAAAGGTTTACTTATGACAGTAAAGATGATGAATGAATTTTTAGTTGTGCTATCTGATATGGAACGTAATGGTATTAATGTAGATCTAAAAGAATTAGATAGAGTAGAAAAAGAATTTAGAGCAGAGTTTGCATACTTAAAACAAAAGATAGATAAGATAGTATACAGACAAATGGGTGATACTAAAATTAATTTATCTAGTCCAGAACAATTAGCTTGGTTAATATATTCTATGAAACCAAAAGATAAAAAGCAATGGGCTAAAATATTTAATGTTGGTATAGATAAAAATACAGGTAAGAGTAAGAGAAGACCCAACTATTCTAGACAGCAATTTAGAAACTTAGTTGCAGATAATACAGAAGTAATACACAGAACTGTTGCACAGCAATGTGTAACATGTAAAGGTAAAGGTGTAATTAAAAGAATTAAAAAAGATGGTAGCCCATTTAAAAATTATACTAAGTGTCCAGATTGTGATGGTGATGGATATATCTATACACCAATGGCAAAGATTGCAGGGTTTAGGCAAAGACCTAGAAGTGTATATGATATTGCAGAGTCTGGATTTAGAACAGATAGAATTACATTAAGTAAAATAGCATCAGAGGCAGAGGGTGAGTTTAAAGAATTTATAGATGCAATCGTAAGACACAATGCAGTTGATACATATCTAAATACATTTGTTGAAGGATTAAAAAATTTTACAAACGAAAAAGGTTTTTTACATCCTAAGTTTATGCAGGCCATAACTGCAACTGGTAGGTTATCGAGTCGTGATCCTAACTTTCAAAACCAACCAAGGGGTAGAACATTTCCTATTCGTAAAGTAGTAACGTCTAGATTTGATAGTGGTAAAATAATAGAGATAGACTTTGCACAATTAGAATTTAGAACTGCAGTATACCTTGCACAAGATAAACAAGGTATGGAAGATATAAAAAATAAAATAGATGTACACCAATATACTGCAGATATTATAGGAGTATCAAGACAAGATGCAAAAGCACATACATTTAAACCTTTGTACGGTGGTGTAACTGGTACAGAAGATGAGAAAAGATACTATACTAAATTTTTAGAAAAATATAAAGATATAAAAACATGGCATGAAAAATTACAGAGTGAGGCCATACGATATAAAAGAATTAAACTACCAACAGGTAGAGAATATGCTTTCCCATATGCAGAGAGAACACCTTGGGGTGGATCTACATACGGAACACAAATAAAAAATTATCCTGTACAAGGTTTTGCAACAGCAGATATTGTACCATTAGCTTGTATAAATATATATAAACTGATGAAAGAGAA